GAAATGCTTTTTCATCTATATCCTATATATCACCGATGCGTCATTCGCATTTACGCTACGGTCCATCACGGATAGATGTTAACACTCGTCGAGATGCCGACGTTAAATGTATCATGAGTGGTGTGCGAAACCTGCTCTCGTCGAGATGCCGACGTTAAATGTATCAACCGGAATCGCGCAGGGGAGCGCAAAAGGCTCAGTCGAATCGATATCACTAAGCTATACTTCCGGGGTCGATCAACAAGGAGGGGAATCGATATCTCCTCGATCGACTTTTTTTTATAATCTACAACTTCCGTTTGTCTGCCCCTTTTTATCCGCTTATATCCTCATGTTCGAGAGATTTCGGTTATTTGAATACTCTTTTTAGTAAATCTCTCGACATTCCATTTTTAAACTGTCTTATCTTGCCAGAAAGATCATTGCATCATGGAATCACATCCGTCTTGTTTTCCGCCCTTTTTATTCTTTTACATTCCATCGTTCGACAGATTTTTGTTTGGGCGGTTCCGTCCCCCACCCTATTCGACAGTACTATATCATCCCCGTCTATTCTTACTCTCTGCTCATTCGCTTCGCTCATTTCGCCGCTTTCGCCGGTCCATTCTTACGGCGGTTGGGGGCCACCCCCATTAATGGCTAACCAGAAATGAGTGACATAACCGGAAATGAGTGACATAACCATCAATGGCTCTTATTATGGTCTCGATATATTGCTGTGGGGGGGGTCATAGTGTCACCAACACGTTTAACGTTATCGCTTAACGCTATTAAAAGCAATAAACAATTTGTCATTGATAAAGATTATAAATTATTGCTCACGAAGCAGGGAAAGCAATCCGATCACACCAGAGGTGGTCACAATAAAGAAATAACACAATTACTACTTAAAGACAATTGCCTATATCATATGATGACGTCATGGGTAGTTATGACTTCATACTATATTTTTTAATTCTCACACTTTTATCATGATCCGTCATTTTCCATTGATTTCAAATAAAATTGAAACTCATTTTACATTATCCTACTTATATCACCGGTCGTGTCTCTAATGTAACGCGATTCGGTCCTGGCGGAGCTTTAATGTACTTCGTCAGTGTTTACCCGGTGTGGCGCAGCGGTTAGCGCGCGTGGCTCATAACCACGAGGACACAGGATCGAAACCTGTCGCCGGGATTTATCATCATATCGCATCGGTGCATCAAGGCACTTGGGCATACCTGATCTGGTGTGGCGCAGAGGAAGCGCGCGGGGAGATGGCTCTAAGCCGATAACCCGAGGACGTAGGATCGAAACCTACCGCCGGACTTTTATCCTTCGCCTGCTTTATCAGAAGCCGGCCGTCATAGCGCAAGCGACGTTAAACTTGAGCATTCCACACCTCCTTAGCTCAGAGGCAGAGCGCCGGGCTCATAACCCGGAGGTCGATCGGATCAAAACCATCAGGAGGTACCAAACCGGCGTGGCGCAGGGGTAGCGCGCGGGGCTCATAACCCCGAGGACACAGGATCGAAACCTGTCGCCGGTATTTATCCTTCGCCTGTGCTTTAAAGAAGCCGGCCGTCATAGCGCAAGCGACGTTAAACTTGAGCATTCCACACCTCCTTAGCTCAGAGGCAGAGCGCCGGGCTCATAACCCGGGTGTCGATGGATCAAAACCATCAGGAGGTACCCTACCGGGGTGGCGCAGGGGTAGCGCGCGGGGCTCATAACTCCGAGGACGTTGGTTCGAACCCAACCTCCGGTATTTATCCTTCACATCGCAACGGTGCATCAAGGCACTTGAGCAACCTGTATCCGGTGTGGCGCAGACGGTAAGCGCGCGGGGGGGATGCGTTAGCACCTTCCGAGGTCGTTGGTTCGATTCCAACCGCCGGTCAATTGTCAAGCTGGACGTTAAACGGAGCAATCAAACCGGGGTAGCTCAAAGTGGGAGAGCGCGGGGCTCATAACTCCGAGGTTGCATGATCGAAGCGTGCCCCCGGTATTTATCCTTCGCCTGTGCTTTATTGTGCTACCGCACAATCCCCCAGCTCCAGCTGGGGTGTTCAGAAGCCGGCCGTCATAGCGCAAGCGACGTTAAACTTGAGCATTCCACACCTCCTTAGCTCAGCGGCAGAGCGCCGGGCTCATAACCCGGGTGTCGATGGATCAAAACCATCAGGAGGTACCAAACCGGCGTGGCGCAGTGGTAGCGCGCGGGGCTGATAACCCCGAGGACACAGGATCAAAACCTGTCGCCGGTATTATTCAATTCGCCTGCTTTATCAGAAGCCGGCCGTCAAGCTGGACGTTAAACGGAGCTTTCGCCGGTGTAGCTCAGAGGAAGAGCGCCTAAAACACCGTCTCCTACCTTATTGACTCTTCACAGGGTACGATTTGGGGATGGTTATTCCGCTCATAACGGGGAGGACGTAGGATCGAAACCTACCGCCGGCATTATTATCCTTCGCCTGCTTTATTGTGCTACCGCACAATCCCCCCAGCTCCAGCTGGGGTGTTCAGAAGCCGGCCGTCATTGCGCAAGCGACGTTAAACTTGAGCAACTTCACCCCCTTAGCTCAGCGGTATTAGAGCATCCAGGCTCATAACTTGGAGGTCGTACGATCGAAACGTACAGGGGGTACCCAACCGGTGTGGCGCAGTGGTTAGCGCGCGGGACTCATAATCCCGAGGTCACTCGATCGAAACGGGTCGCCGGTAATTTATCCTTCGCTTGTTCGAAGCCGGCCGTCAAGCTGGACGTTAAACGGAGCTAACTTTATACCGGTGTGGCGCAGTGGAAGCGCGCTGTTAACACCGTCCTCTACCCCTTTTACCAACTAACTTGGTACGATTTGAGGATGGTTATGGCTTATCACCCAGAGGACGTAGGATCGAAACCTACCACCGGTATTTATTCCTTTATTGTGCGTTTTACAGAAATGCGCTACAATGCTCTTGCATTCTGTTTACCCTCAGGTTTGGACTTAGTCAAGACTGATCACTTGGCAGCGAGATCGAAACTCGCCCTGAGGCTTTTTTTTTAATCAACTACGTATGTACATCATTAAAAAAAAACGTTCGTTCCTTCATGTGTCCACGGTGCACATTCATTAGGATCCGGCCCCGCTCCCGCTTCACTCGACTTCGATGCTCTTTGTCTCCGCGTTCCATCTTCCGATCTCTTCGCTTGTCTCGATGTCGTACACAATCCCTTTCACTGATCTCAAGTACTTCACTCCGTCGTACTCGATCTCTTCCACTTCCACTTCTTCCTCCTCTTCATGCTCTGGATCATGTGGTGGCATCTCACGCTCCAACTCCTGTTGGGGCTGGTTCACCTCTACGGCCACCACCGCCGCTGTCTTCTTCGATGCCGCCTTCGCTTTCTTCGGCTTTTCTTCATTCGGCGTTTGTGTCTTCTTTGGGGCTTTCTTCGGTTTTGGCTTCTCTTCTTTCGTTTCCGTCACTGCCACTGCACTTGAAACATCATCCGACGGTTCTGTGGTGGTGGTGGCGACGGCGGCGACGGCTTTCTTCTTTGGAGCCGCCTTCGGCTTCTTTGCCGTTGTTGTTGTGTTTTCCGGCGCTTCTGTCACGACGACCGTTTCGCTTTCCGCCGCCGTCGCCGCTTTCTTCTTTGTGGGGGCTTTCTTTGCTTTCGGCGCTTTTTCCGCTTTTTCGTTCTTACCTTCTACTTCTTCTTGATCATTTGACTTCTCTGCTGATGTTGACTCTGCCACCGCCACCGACGCCTTCTTGCCGCCTTTCTTCGGCTTCGCTTTCAGTAGTTCTTTCAGAGCGCTCACCTCTCTCTCCAGCTCTTCCAGCTCTTCCCTCATCTTATTCCTCAATTCCTCCTCGCTCTTTCCTGTCATCTCCTTCATCACTCTCAATATGCTTTCCATTCTCTCTTTGCTTCTTCGCTGTCTTCTTTCTTTTTACTTTCTTATCATTTCAATTTTTTACTTTTTCACTCTCTTCTCTCTCTTCTTCCTTTTTCTCTCTTTTTTTTCTTTCTCGGCTTTTTTTTCTCGCTTTCTTCTTGTCCTTATGACTCCACCTCCACCTTCTTTCCCTTGTAACGTCTCACCAAAATCCCCCCTTCCATTTTCTCAACAATCATTTCAGATTTGTCTTTTTGATCGGTTTTTTGTTTTTGTCTTACTTGTGTTGATGATTTCATTTCGACGTATGCCAATAGATATATAACCGTGCTGTATATCTATTTCTTTATATTCGTTTCAATTTATTATATATTCATTCCTTGGTTCCCATTTGGATCTGTCTGTATCTTACCTAACTGAATTGATGCTGTACTACGAACACTGGTTGCAGGAGATGCGCCTGGTTGTGGTAACACAACCGTATTTTGAATCGTTGGTGACTGAGATGGCTGTACATATGGAATTGCTGGTGGTGTTGGCGTTGATGCGTGAAGTCGTGATCGCGCCTGTGACTGCGAGTGTGCCTCTGCCTGTGCCTGTAATTGTTGATACATCTGTAGTAATCCTGCATTGTTTGTATCCGAATTTACGATAACATTTGTGTCTGTAAGATCAACTGGCTCTACACTTGCGTTGTCATCATTATTATCGACGTTCTGGTTCTGGTTCTGGTTCTGGTTCTGGTTCTGGTTATTTTGTTGAGAAGGATGCGCCGGTGGTTTATCTTGACTATGGCGTGACGATGGTACTGATGTGGGTTGATTGTCATTGGGGTTCGTAGTATTTGGACTTGCTTCGCGACTTCCTTGACGACTTGCAAATTCATACTCGCGTTCATTGTTGTAAGGATTAACTTTGACTTCGGTGAGTCCATTTACGAAATTCGGCTTTTTCACACGTTTATAACGACGATACTTACCATTATACAGTTCAATAATGTCATCATCGATCAACGGTGCGATATCTTGCATGTTTTTAATGTCAGTCTTGACAATATTCATCATGTTCTCTGCCGTTGCTCGTTGCTTTCGGTGAAGCGTTAGTTCGATCTGTAATTTCTTCGATATCTGTGAAAACTGTAAAGAACAAATTCGGTGCGATTCTGCTCTTTTTGCCAATTGAAAGTATGTATCTACCGACTTAATAATGCCAACAAATACACTTCCTACACCCAATATAATATTCATTTTATCATATTGTAAGTCTATACCTGTAATAAATCCAATCGCACTACTCAAAATAATAACAGGAATATTGATGTAGTTGGATCGCTTGTTGTATTTTTCATATGACATACGATGAAGAATAGAGAGTGACTCACATTCTTCCGAATTCTCTTTGAGAAGTTGTTCTAATTCAGTATTATATGTGATATTTTCTGTCATGATGCCGGGGAAGTCTATCGATGGTTTAAAAACGGTTATTATATATGTCCTACATATAATTTTCTAAATAACTGAACTTTGTCCTCTTGGAAGGAAAATTACGAATAAGCCTATGGCTATAAACCATAATAGATAACTAATGTAAAAAACAAATTCGATATCCAGAAAAGTCATGATTTGTACAACAATACCACTCACGAAAAGTAATGCTATGAAATTATAAAGTTTGTTATCAAATAGACCCATGTTGTATTATTTGGTTATATATTGGTTATAATACATTATATTCCAAAAACGATGGATCATACAGTTCTGGACATTTCCCAACATCAACTTCATAATACGACAATAATTGAAAATTGTGATGATCATGTAGACACCAAACCGGTCGAAGAGTCTCTTTATTTACATTGTAATAACCATTATATATCGTATCATAGTCGACAGTCCAGTCATAATCGTAAGCATAAACTCTGTCAAACATTTTGTTTGAATGATACTCTTCTTGCGATTGTTGAATATGCGGTGTTTTTGTTTCAAATATATTCTTTCGCTCTTTATATTTTTTGACAACTTCTTCATCATAGTCATCATCAATAAATGCCGTTTTCATTTTCTTCGTAAATACTGCATACCTGGATATACCGCCATTCGATGATTCACGGCGTATCGTTTTACCGTCGTGTGACTTTACGTAACATGCCCAGTAAAACGAATGTTCGAACGTAGTGAAATAGTAGAATGGGCCATATCTTGAAATGATCGGTTCCCGTTTCATTCCATATATCGCCGTATTTTTAGCATAGCACAGTTCCGAACCATAATACAGTATAGTAGGCGCTTCTATATTCACTTTATGAAAACGGCGGTTACCTTCATTTGAAACAAAGGTTGCGCGTAGTATTCCGACGGTTGGATACGCAATAAAAAAATCGACTACATTATCATCAATCGGTAATGTTACATATTTACGATGATATATAATTTCCGTTGTACATACCCACAACCAATGATCGTGATGATTCGGTTTTTGAAGTGTTTGAAATACGTTTTTATCATTCTTCGGTTCATCTACAAAATACTTTTCGTAAAATATAAAACATTCATCCGTAACGGTCTCATGAAAAAAACCCTTATACCGATATTTTCCTGTAAATAATTTATTCATAATACCATCCGTTTCTTTGCGTATATGTTGTTTGGGTTTATGATGGTAGTACGGTAAATGACAATTTGCGTGTTCCGATTTATCGTAATAAAACAAAAATTCCAAAAACGGCAATGAAGATCCCGTATTTATTTTGTAAATAACCATTTGAAACTTCTTTATGTTTGGATGTGTCTCGACAAACTCTTCGAGGTCATAGTCTAACTCTTCTTCAATAAAAGCGTAATGATAATGTTGACCAGAAGCATCATTTGATCCTAATGTTACAATATAATCGTTATGATCTGGATTCGCATCATCACTGTCGCTATCACTGTGGGTAGCGGTCGTTCTTGATTTCGTTTTATATACGTTGTATTCATGTTCTTCGTCTGAATCACTTGAGTCATTATCGCTGGTAGTCCTACTTCTACTTCTACTCCTACGACTCGTACGACTCGTACTCCGACTCCGACTCGTACTCCTCCGACTCGTACTCCTCCGACTCGTACTTGTATCGCTAGAACTTGAATCTTCTTCTTCTACTTTTTCTGAATCAAATTTCAATATTTCTCGTATTGCATTTTTTTTTTTAGCACCTCCACTGTAGAACATATTGATCAGTGTTCTTGTTATATAAAAATACTGATATCTATATAACATATGTGTTTATTTGTTTTTTGGTATTTTCATTTTTATTGATTCCCGCGTCTTCTCAACTCGTGATGCCAATAAAAATTCCGTAAGGCTATTGGCTTTTTCAACATCATCTTTATAGTAGGTCGTAAGCGCATGCTTCAATTGTCCATTATTAAGAGGAGCCCGAGACTTTGTTTTAGAATACACAATACGACCATTTGCAATATCAAAACAATCGATTTCGTTTTGTTTCATAACACGTAAAAGGGATGCTGATAATTGCTGATGAATCAATTTCCGTTTCTTGATTTCAGCCGATAATGTGCTGATTTCATTTTCGACACGTACCCATTGACGTAAATGGTCTTTCAATTGTTCCTTAGTAATGCTCGGTGCTTGTGGTGGCGCTTGTTCTACATGAACCAGATCTAAACATTCAGGCTGGGTTTGCGGGGTTTGCGGGGTCTCTGGATGGGGTGTTGCCATTTTAGAAACTGGAAGAGGATATTGTTGCGGATGCGGATGCGGATGCGGATGCGGATTCGGATTCAAATCCTGCATGTTTGTTATTATACTTATAAACGATATATTTATTCCGGATTATTTTCGCGGTTTTTGTGCTAAACGATATGCCGGTTTATCATGTGAACATTCTTTATTTATGATATGAAAGTCAACTGCCGACGCATTTCCGCCAGTTATTGCACTTGCAAGACGGGCGCGTCCCCATGATTGAGCAGTTTGGTTAGGTCGTGATCCAGATGAAAAATATGCACCCTCACCTTTTCGAACGATTTGCCTCAATCCCTTTAATGAACATCCTGATTGTTTTGCTAATTCTCTGGTTGGTTTGATATGCTCTACTCCATATAATTTACGGGCGCGAACAAGATGTTTTGATGGTTTAGATGTAAATGATTTCACCGACTTTCTCGTATAATATTTATGTTGTTTGTATAATTTGCGTGATTTGGTGAGTTCTTTTCGTTGTCGTATTTTATCACGCTTTGAAAGTGTATCTGGAAGATATCTTTTAATAAAATTCATGATCGAAATATAATACTATAGGGGTTGTACGATTTTTATATTATAGTATTATATAAAATGCTGAAACGTGTTCGACTAACCTTGATGGGAAATACCCATGACAATAATAAAAATGCATCATATACTGCTGGTTCTGGTGTAGGATCATCTTCGATTTCCGTACGTCGTGCAAAATTACAGAGATCAAGCCCGCCTGTGACTTCATTATGTAACCTCCAGCCTCTTCCTGGAAACTCGCGTGTGAATAACGTTTTTATGAAGATGTAAAAAACTTTGTTATGCGTTTTCGGAATCAATATTTCTGTATTCATCAAAAATACTGACATTCAGACCCAGCTTTTGATAAATATTGTTTATTTCATTAGAATATTTATTATTATGTACATCAGTTACTCTATTCTGTTTACTGAAAAAAGAGTGTGATAATTTTACTGTAATATCACAATTATTTACGATTACACAATCATTATTGTTGCATTCTCTACTATTTTTCGGTTCAGATGTTGATGATGCGTCGATCGTATTTACTTTAATAAATTTGTCATCATGAAACATTTGTTTCAAGTATGCAGTGTTTTCATTGTTCGATAACAAGATGATTTCATCATAAAAAAATGAATAATATCGTATCGCACCG